ACATCTAGATGATGAAAATGAAGCTAAAGCAGACCAAATGCGAAGATTAATTCACTACTTAGATCTTTTACCTGTTAAAACAGTTGCTATTGATAAGGTAGAGGCTGATGATATTATAGCACATTATGGTAAATACTTACCTCAAAAATATGGCTCTAAGGTATACATTGTTTCTAATGATAAAGATTTTTTACAGTTAATAAATAACAATGTTATAGTGTACCGCCCAACTGAGAAAGAATTTTATAATAAAGAAACTATCAAAAATAAGTTTGGAGTTCTAGCAGAAAATTTTATCTTATATAAGACACTATTAGGTGACAACTCAGATAAAGTACCAGGTGTAAAAGGTTTAGGAGAAAAAGGTATATTCAAGAAATACCCAGAGCTCTTAACTACACCAATGGTGTTAGAAGATATATTTGAGATAAGCGCTAATAAATACAAGGAACATGAAGTGTATGCTAGAGTGGTATTAGACAAGACCCGGTTAGAAAATAACTTTAAAGTAATGAATTTAGGTAATCCTTTAATTAGCGATGAAGAAAAAGAATTTTTAGAAGCAATAGTTGAAGAAGGTGTGACAACACTAGATGTTGTTGAATTTATGAGATATTATGAAGAAGATGGATTAGGTAGAATAATTAAGAATACAGAGTATTGGTTAAATAATACTTTCAGATTATTAAATAGTTTTAAAAATAAATAAAAGTTATATATGTGCAGTTTACAATCACTTTCCCAATATGGGTCTGGATTTCAGATAAAAGTTATCTCATCCCTCCTTGTCTATAAAGAGTTTTTACTCAACATCCATGATGTATTAAGTGATGAGTATTTTGAAAATCAATCCCATAAATGGATTGTAAAAGAAATATTAAAATACTATGACAAATATCACTGCCCACCAACAATGGAAGTGTTAAAAGTAGAGTTAAAAAAAATAGATAATGAAGTATTACAATTGTCTATTAAAGAGCAATTAAAAGAAGCATATAAAACATCTGAAGAAGATTTAAAATATGTTCAAGAAGAATTTAGTAATTTCTGTAAGAACCAACAGTTAAAAAAAGCATTACTTAATAGTGTAGACTTATTAAATGCGGGTGATTATGATTCTATTAGACACCTAATTGACAATGCTTTAAAATCAGGACAAGACAAAAACATAGGACATGAATATAATAAAGATACTGAATCTAGATATCGTGAAGAGCATAGAGTTCCTATAGCCACACCTTGGGAAATGTTTAATGATTTGTTACAAGGTGGACTAGGAGGAGGCGACTTTGGTCTTATATTTGGTAATCCAGGAGGTGGAAAGTCATGGACTCTAGTAGCGTTAGGAGGATGGGCGGTTAAAGCAGGATATAATGTATTACATTACACTCTAGAATTAGGTTCAGATTATGTTGGTAGAAGATATGATGCCTTCTTCACCGGAATAGATGTTGGAAAAATTTCTAAATTTAAAGATGATGTAGAAAAAGAAGTAAGCATGTTGCCTGGTAATTTAATTATTAAAGAATATTCACCTGGTAAGGCTACTATCTCAACACTTGAGTCACATATTAAAAAATGTATTGATTTAGACTTTAAACCAGATCTCATACTCATAGATTATGTTGATTTATTACGTTCAAAACGAACAAATAGAGAACGTAAAGATGAAATAGATGATATTTATATAAGCACTAAAGGTTTAGCTCGAGAATTAAATCTTCCAATATGGTCAGTTTCTCAAGTTAATAGAGCTGGAGCAAAAGATGATGTAATTGAAGGAGATAAAGCCGCGGGGAGTTATGACAAGATTATGATAACAGATGTAGCTATATCTTTATCTCGTAAACGTCAAGATAAAGTAAATAATACAGGTCGTTTTCATGTTATGAAAAACAGATATGGAGGTGATGGTATGACATACTCAGCTAATGTTAATACATCTAATGGTCACATTGAAGTATTAGGAGAATTTAATCAAGATGATGAACCACCACAACCAACTAACAATAAAAACACTTTTACAAACTTTGATAGTTTTGATAAAAACCAACTAAAACAAAAATTCTTTGAATTACAAGCATAAATTATGATAAAACCACAGTCAATAAGGAAAGGAGTTAATATTTACTTAAACAGAGTATTAGCTGAAAAACAAACTATAATAGAGTTAAGTAAGGAATGGAGTCCTTCCCAAGAAACATTATTCAAGCGCTTATTAAAAGAAGGCGGTGAAATAAATATTAAGGGAGTTAACATAAAAATACTAGTACAAGAAAAACTCTTAACATCAAGAGGAGAAAAAGATAGCGGCGTAATTATAGCACCAGGATCTGATACTAGATTCTAAGATACGCATATGTATTAATACATTAATAAAGATTTTTAACAAATAAAATTTAAAATAAAATGAATATCGAACAAGATATACTAAGTGAACTTACAGTTTATATGAAATATTCTAAATATGTTCCTGAACTTAAACGCCGCGAAACGTGGGTTGAATTAGTTGACCGAAACAAGCAGATGCATCAAGAAAAGTTCCCTCAACTTAAAGATGAAATTGAACAAGCATATAAATTAGTATATGATAAGAAAGTATTACCATCTATGAGGAGTTTACAATTTGCGGGGCGACCAATTGAATTAAATAATTCACGTATATTTAATTGCTCTTTCTTGCCGATAGATGACATGAGGTCATTTAGTGAAATTATGTTCTTATTACTTTCAGGATGTGGTGTAGGATATAGTGTACAAACCCACCATGTAGACAAATTACCTGAAATTACAGTACCAGTAAAACATAAACGTTACTTGGTAGGCGATAGTATTGAAGGATGGGCTGATGCAGTAAGAATGTTATGTAAAGCATATTTCTCTGGCGGTTCGCTACCCATATTTGACTTCAGAGACATTAGACCTAAAGGTGCCCAACTAATTACTGTGGGTGGTAAAGCACCTGGTCCAGAACCATTAAAAGAAGTTTTATTTCAACTTCAGAAAATTTTCGATAGAAAGAAAAACGGTGAAAAACTTACATCTCTTGAAGCCCATGATATGGCTTGTCATATAGCTGATGCTGTATTAAGTGGTGGTATTAGACGTGCTGCTTTAATATCATTATTTGATTTAGATGACGAAGATATGTTAACATGTAAATTCGGTGAATGGTGGGAACAAAACCCACAACGAGGTAGAGCTAATAACTCAGCTATGATTTTACGTCATAAAATTACAGAAGAAGAATTCTTTAAACTGTGGAAGAAAATTGAATTAAGCAATTCAGGTGAACCAGGAATATATTTTAGTAATGATAAAGACTGGGGTACTAATCCATGTTGTGAGATTGCTTTACGTCCATTCCAGTTCTGTAACTTATGTGAGGTAAATGTTTCAAATGTTGAATCTCAAGAAGACTTAAATGAAAGAGTACGTGTTGGAGCATTTATAGGCACATTACAAGCAGCATACACTGACTTTCATTACCTGCGCGATATTTGGCGCAAAACAACCGAAAAAGACGCGTTACTCGGTGTTGGTATGACAGGTATTGGATCTGGTGCTGTATTAAATTATGATTTGAAAAAAGCAGCAGATTTAGCTAAAGAAGAAAATGCTCGTGTAGCTGAAGTAATCGGTATAAATAAAGCCGCTCGTGTAACAACAGTTAAACCAAGTGGTACTAGCTCATTAGTGTTAGGAACATCTAGTGGTATTCACGCTTGGCATAACAATTACTATATAAGAACAATTAGAGTAGGCAAAAATGAAGCAATATACTCACACCTAGCAATTAATCATCCAGAACTAGTTGAAGACGATTTCTTTAAACCAACAATTCAAGCTGTAATATCAGTACCACAAAGTGCACCTGAAGGTTCTATTATAAGAACTGAAGATGTTATGGACATGTTAGAGCGTGTTAAGAAATTTAACATAGAATGGGTGAAAAAAGGTCACCGTAAAGGAGCAAATACAAACAATGTATCAGCTACTGTTTCTATCAAAGAAGACGAATGGGAAAAAGTAGGTCGTTGGATGTGGGAAAACAAAGAAACATTTAATGGATTGTCAGTATTACCTTATTTTGGAGGAAGCTACACTCAAGCACCATTCCAAGATTGTACTAAAGAACAATTTGACGAAATGGTAAAACATTTACATGGTGTTGATTTATCTAAAGTCATAGAGTTTGATGATAACACAGCGTTGATGGAGAGCGTTGCCTGCTCTGGGGGAGCTTGCGAAATAGTATAAGTAAGGGCGGTTCTTGTGATGTTTTTATATATTTATTGATATGATAGGAATATATAAAATTACAAGCCCTACTAATAAAATATATATTGGGCAGAGTATAAATATAGGTGATAGATTTAGAAAATACAAAAATTTAAATTGTAATAGACAAACTATCATCTATAACTCTCTTAAAAAATACGGATGGAAACAACATGTA